ATCAGGGTGGGCCCCAGCAAGACGCCCAACCCCGTGTCGTCGAACTGCGACAGCCCCTGCCGCACGGCCTGATGCCGTTGGGCAATCCACCGCAGTTCGTTCGGGTCGACCCCGGTGACGCCTTGCTGGATGGTGGCCCGCAGTTCCGCCCGCTGCTGTTCCGAGAGCCCGGAGATCCCCGAGATGTCGAGCGGCACCAAGATGCTGTTGCCGCTGTCGGGGCTGAAGCCCTGGGCCTTCATCACCGTCGACAGCAGGTCATGCACCTGCAGCTCGACCTTGCACTCGTTGCGGTCGATGACCCCCTGTCGGAGGGCCGCCGCCTTCGAGAACGAGTAGCCGCGAGAACCCATGGAGTCCTCACCCTGCCGGATTCCGGGCGCGGCCCCCGGAGCACCGAACAGGCTGGACGCGGCCGACTGGGCCTTGGCCGTGGGCTTGAGCAGGGCGTCGACCTGAGCCTGCAGAGCCGCGTGGGCCTGCTGGATCGGAGCGACCTGATCCGCCACGGTCTGGCGAATCGCGGACAGGAGTTCGGCCTGTCCATTGGAGGAAACGGGAGGGGTGGCCGCGTCGGAAGGGGCCGGAGCGGCGGCAGTAGCAGCACTCATGTGTTTCTCCAGGGCCGGAGTTATCGGCCAAATGAGAAAACGGAAACGGGTTTCTCAGATCCCGCGAATTTGAGCGAGACGCTGAGACAGGGCCTGTTGACCCTGCACGACGTCCGCCAGCCCCGCGAGAGCCGACTGCACTTCCATCACCACTGCCGCCGCATTCAGCTTCGGCTCTGGAGTGGACAACGACTGGCGAACCTCACCAGCCAATGCGTGGTAGTCGATGGGCTCGACTGCCGCACTTGTGCCAGAGAGAGTACGAGTTTGCGCAACTTCGTCAACACTGCTTCCAGTTTCGACAGACTGGGACACAGCTGGGGCAGGCATTTCGAACGTCACGCCGATCCCCTGCACGGGCGACGGAGCGAGGTGTTGGGCCAGGGCGACCTTCAGACCCGGGCCGATCCGCTGCCCCGCGACCTTGCCCACATCGAGCGACTTCTTCAGAGCTCCCGGGTCCGCCGGGATCGCCACGACCGACCATTCCAGAAGCTGGCTCTCAACGAAGTCGTACCCGGCGTAGTCGAGCGACTGCACCCCGTCCGGGAGCTTGTCATTCTTCAGGGCCAGCCGCATTGCCTTGGTGGGGATGAATTGCACGGAGGCCGCGCGAAGAATCCCCTCGTCGATCAGGGCGTAGATCGCCGCCGCCTCGGGGAGCGACTGCGAGAAGAAGACCGTGGAGATCGCCTGATTCTTCGAGGCCCGCCAGTACAACTCGCCGTCACGCATGGCCGTGCCAATCGGCATCGAAAGGCCCATCCCGTGATCGAACAGCACCACCGGGTTGGCCGCCCAGTCGTCGATGGTCATGCCGCGGCCGTTCGGGCCCTCGGCAATCTGCACCATGTTGCCGTGCCGGTTGGGGGCCTTCCCGCGGGTGACCACGGCAAACGTCGCCGACATCTTGCTGGGGTCCTTGGCCTTCACGCTCGCCGCCTGACAGGCGGAGAACGGGTAGCCGGTCTGGGTCAGGCAGCCGGGGCTGGTGGTGGCCAGCACGTCGAGTACCTCCCGCCCGTCGAGCGGTTGGGGCTCGTAGGCCAACGCCTCGACGATGTCGTCATCCTGCCAGGCGTCAACGCCCAGAGGATTTGCGAGACGGATTCCCCCCTGGGGCACGGGCAGGGGCTGGCCCGGCTGCGGGGCTCGCTGGCGCTGACGGCTGCCCACTCGGCGTTCCCGTCGGAGGATTCCCCTGAGCTGGCTTGGGGTCAGTTGAATCAGGTTGGACTTGCTCATGGTGGGCCTCCAGGACCTCGTCAAGGCGGTCGATGCCGCTGATGTGAATGTCGGACTGGTCAAGACCTGTCTTGGCGACCAGAGCGCCCAGAATACCGGTCAACGCGACGGCGTCCAGATCTTTCGACTGGCACAGCACGCTGGCGGAGTGCAACTGGGGGCTGGTGCGCTGCTGGTAGGTCACACGAAAAATGGTGCTCACACAAATCCTCTTGTCATTGGACAGGGGCCTTGGGCTTCTTCGGGCGGGGCTTCTTCGGCCCGTCGAAATTTGCCGCACAACTGCACCGGCAGTTGATCACGTTCCCGGCGCTGGCCCCGAAGCTGGTGTCGCCGGGGTAGTTGAGCTTCTCGCCCGAGACGATGAACGGTTCGCCCGCCTCCACGACCTGATTCGCCCGGTAGTGGTCGAACTTCGACTTTCGCTTCGGGTTGAATCCGCGGGTGCGGTTGTCGACAGTCCGCAGCCATTCGCGGAACGGCACCTCGGCGTCTACCTGCTCGATGAACGCCCCGTGGTTCATGGCCCCCGTGGCCTCGGTGCGGGCCACCCGCCGGGCTTGGACGGCGTCGTAGTGCGTCAACGACTTCCGCACCATCTTGGTGAGATCGTCAATCGAAAGCCCATCGGCCAGCCCGGTGGAGATGGCCGTCGAGAGCCGGCGACTGGTGCCACTGCTGATCGTGTTCCACAAGCCGACCTCTCGCTCTGCCGTCCAGGCATCCACCGCCGCCCGCATCTCGGGGCTGAAGTCGATGTAGATCTCATCGGGGTCTACCTCCGCCCCGGCTGGGGCAATTTGCGACACTGAGCGAAACGCCTGACGCGAAACGCCGAACCCTTGCCGCTTGCGGCCCATCGCGGCATCGAGGAACGTCTGTTCGAGCGACGCCCCGGCCAGCTGAGCCCGTGCCAGGGCCGCGCGGATCATCGACCGGAATGACCGCTCGTCCTGGGCCGACGGCTGCCAGACCAGGCTCGCGATCGGGTTGCTGTTGGGCCAGCTCTCCAGTGTCTCGACGATCCGCTCGATGATTCCCGCCCGCCACCGGCTGACGTCGATCTGGATGCGTCGCTCCTGCCGGGCCTGCTGCTGCAGGAACGCCGTGTGTTTGGCGACCGCGGCTGCCGCCGTGGCTCTCTGGCGGATGCTGGCGATCATGCATCCTCCTCGGGATCGTCCTCAGCGTCGTCCTCTGGCTCCTCGACATCATCGGGCGGATCTTCCCCGGTGTCTGGGCCTGCGTCGTCCTCCGGGGGCTCGGGGAGGGCCTCGGGGTCCAGGGGCATCAGACCGGCGGGCAGGTAGCCAGTCTCGGATGCGGGCGTCCCCCACGGCTCCAGGCCCGAATGGGTGCGGATCTCATCCGGCGAGAGTGCCCCGCAGGCGAACTGATGCTGCTGGGTGGCCCGCTGCTCCGCTGCATCTTGCGGGACAGCCGAATCGAACCACATGCAGAACCCATCGCCGAACCGGGCCAGGATCCGCTCTTGGAAAAAACCGGCGATGTAAGCCGCCTTTGGGTCGAGGTTCTGGCCCGCGATGATGTTCGCCCCCTCGATGGACGCGCGGTTGACGTCCTCAGTGATGCCGAACAGGACCTTGGGAGTCCCCCGCAGGGCCAGCACGGCGTCGCGGGCCTGAGTCGCAGACGTCTCGTAGTCCATCTCGCGGGGAGTGTTCGACCACTTCGAGTACTTGACGCCCGGGGGGCTGATGAGGGGCTCGCCATGCCGCCGCAGGCCGCTCGACCGCTGCATCACAGACTCCTTGATCCGCGAGATCAGCTCGGGGGAAGGAGTGCCGTGGACCGCCCCGTCGAGCTCGACCAAGACATCCGGATTCCCGCCGTTGCGGAATTGCATGGTCCGGGACATCTCGATCGACTCGGCGTTCTCTGTCCAGCGGGAGCCACCCTGCAGGGGGCTGAACCCGTCCCACTTCGACAGCGGGGACTTGTACCGCAGGAACTCCACATCCTCGAGCGCGACGATCTGCCGCCGCGTGTAGTCTCCCTCGGGAGTGATGACCCAACCGGTCTGGGGCATGCCGGGCGTCTCGGCATAGGGCTCGATCCACGTGGTGGGTACGACGTGCAGCTCAGCCGGGATGTAGCCGCGACCGTTGGCGGAAGGGATCGCCGAGTTGGTGACCCAGATGTAGCACCGCCCCGTCAGCTCCAGCCACATCATCAGCTCGTAGGCGAAGGCCTGCCACCAGTCGATCTGGTTGACCGTGGTGAACAGCTCGACGATCGGATGCGACTCGTCCAGGGGCTCGGGCATCTGGTGGGAGTGGCCGTAGCTGGCCGCCTGCCGCACGATCCGGGGATAGTGTCTCTGCAGGTGCTGCCGCATCGCCGGATCCGTCTGCGACTGCCTCCCGCGAGACGGACGGCCCACGCTGCCGAAGTGCATTGGCAGCGAGGAGAACCGCCACGCCAGCCAGTCGATCGACACGTAGTTCCACTCCGTGAAGTGGAACACCTGCTCGCGTGCTGTGCGGATCGTGTTGCGGATGTTCCGCTGCACGGGGTCAAGGCTCGTCAGGGCGGTGAGCACCGGGGACGCCGGCGCGGCTTGGTTGATCGTCGGCTGAAATGCATCGAGGAAGCTGGGCATCGCATGTCTCCTGTGGGGCGGTGACAGTCTATCGACCGCCGAAAACCGGGGCGAGACCGATCACTTCGGCCCGGCCATGCTCTGGACAACCAGCTTGGCCTCGGCACCCGCCGCGCGGTGGTGCCAGGTCTCCGAGTCCACCCGGTCGGTGTGCAGGGTCAGCAGCCGACGCAGATGCTCGATTTCCTCCGTCATCAGTCGGCACCGCTGTTCAGCGACCGCCAGATCCTCGGCCAGCCGCCGCCGGGTGTGCCACCAAGTCCAGATCCGTTTACGCAGGGTTTTCAAGGTTCCTCCCCAGATGTTCCGCCAGTGCCTCGGCGGTGCGATAGACAGCCGCGAGCGTGGTCTCGTCGTAGCGACGATCCAGCACCAGCCCGCAGTTTTTGACGAGTTCCTCCCCGGTGGCGGTGTGGCCGACCACCGAGTCCGTCCAGGTCAGGACGTTGATCACCCCGATCAGCGGGCCGTGCATCACCCGCCGCCGGAAAATCTCGCAGCCGGCGCACTCGCAGACCGACCACGCTTCCGACACTGGCCGCATGATGTTCCCGCACTTCGGACAGGGCTTGGGCCCGACCCGGTGCGGCTGGAAGACGTTGGCCATGTAGGAGTCCTGCTCGCCGCGCTCGAGCTGCACCCGCTGCAGGTGGATCCGCAGGAACTCGCTGACGACGTACCGGGGGACCGGCTCGCGGAACACGAGCAGCACGACCGACTGCCGCAGATCCTCGGGAAGGTGTCTCTGGCCCCGCAGCAGCTCGCGCGGGCCTCGGGTGACTGCCGTCATGCCGTCACCCCGCGAACGCCAGTGTGTCGGGCCAGAAGTAACGCGCCCATCTTGTCGAGGACCTCTTTGCGACTGTTCCCCACGGATCGGTCGCCGGTCTCGATACAAACGGCATCGCATTGGTCGCCGGTGACATCGACGTGGTACACGACGTGACCCACAGCGATGTGGACAATCGAGCCCGCGTATTTGTCCAGAATCCGAACCTCGAACATCTCCCCTCCCTCCTCGTCAGAGCACATTGAGCCAGCCCGCCAGGTCACCGCGACCGGCGTGCAGAATCGCTTCCAGGCAGTACGTGGCCGAGTCGGCCTTGTCAGGCGACCGACCGATCTTCCCCTCCACCGTGGGGCCGTCGTAGCTCCCGCCGGGGGCCTTGCGTTTGGGGGTGACGGCGAACTTGAACCCGTCGCTCCCCTGATACACCTTCTCGACCGCGCACAGCTCCTGCCCCAGTTCGGGATCCTCGGGGAGCCAGAACACAGAGCTGCCCAAGGGCCCCTCGGGGTTGAGCCGGTCACCAATGTCGGCGTATCGCTCGGCCCGCCGATTGGCGAACCGCTTGGGGTCGCTCGGAGTGTCATTCCCGCGGCATTCCATCACCCGGACCCGCTGCTCCCGCAGTCGATCCGCGACCCCCTTCCCCAGTCCGTCGACGTCCACCGCAACGGGAATCTGCCCCTGGGTGAGGTCGACCCCGTGCTCGGTCTGGGCGGTCCTGATCACCCAACCCACGGTGTCCATCGTCGAGGCGTACCGGGTGCAGTGCTGCTGCAGAATCCCCCGGTTGCTCCCCGCCGTGAGGACTGACTGGTCACCGTGGGCACTGGCCGCGACGTCCAAGCCGAACGCCGTCACCGGCACAGCACGCTGCAGCAATCGCCGCAGGGCTGGCTTCTGCTCGGTCCGTCGCCGCAGCTCTTCCCACCGCCGCCAACCGTCATAGGCCCGCCGCAGCCACGACGAGAACACGAGCTGGGTGTCCGGGTTCTCCTCGGGGAATCTTCCGTGGGCGAAGACGTTCACCCAGCGAGGATCCGCGGTCGCACACAGGCTGAGGAATTGGTCGTAGCAGATCTGCCCCGGGATGATCGGCTTGAAGTGCTCGCGGTAGATGCTCTCGGGGATTGACTCCCCGTGCTCGAATCGCCGGCCCGCAGCCTCGACCCCTCCCGGGGGGGCCAAGGGCGTGTCGAGCCGCCGCAGCCGCACGTTCATGCAGTCGCTGCCGCTGATCGTGATGAACCGCGTTTTCCCCTCGGGCGTGAGCCGGGTGCAACACTTGTCGGGAGTGTCGCTCGGGAATGCCTGCCGGAACGCCCCCGACGTCGTGCGGGGGTTGGCCTGGGCCAGGAACTTGGTGTACTGGGTTTTCGAGAGCTTCCACTTCGAATCCGCGATGCCGGTGGCCTCGTCGAACACGAACAGCACGTGCTCACCGTGACGCCCCGAGAACGCCTCATCGTTCCCCGGGTTGATCACCTCGACGTAGCGCTCATCGGTCGGGTCCCCGATGCCAGCCGCCCAAAGTTTGTCCTCGGGGGGCACCGCCATCGCCTTGTACCACTGGGCGACCTCGGCAAACAGCACCCCCGCCGCATGGTCGAACGTGCTGGAAGTGAGAACCACCTTGGCATCGGGCCAGATCGCAAACCAGATGCAAACCCCCAGCCCCGCGATGCAGCTTTTGCCGCACCCCGTGTTCCCCTTCAGGAGCACCCGCTTCATCGTCGGATCGAACAGGGCCGACAAGGCGTCCCGCTGAAAGTCATCGAGCAACACACCCGGCCACTGCCATCCCACGAACGGAATCACGTCCCCACGCCGGGCCTGCTGCCGCGCGAGAGCTAACTTGGCCCCCTGCAGTTTGGGCAGCAGTTGCCGCACCTGTTCCGCCGTGATCGTCACTGCTGGGGCTCCTGGGCGAGTGCCTCCAGGGCCTTGGCCACCTCGAGCGCCGCGACCAGCTTCTCTAAGGTCTCGGGGTCCGCGTTCTCCAGCCGATCGGCCTCGATGCGAATTGTGGCCGGTCCCCCCTCGGCGTTGGTCAGTGCGACCCTTCGCGGCTTCTCCAGGGCCATGAGCTGATCGATCCGCGTCTGGGCCTGCAGCCTCCACTGAGGATGAAGTTGCACGTCTTCCCGCATCCCCTCGTAGAACGCCAGTGACTCGGTCCGCAGATCCTCGTCGGTTCGCTTAGTGGCGTCGTAGATCTGCTTTCGCGCCCGAGCCAGATATCTGTCGCAGCTACGGGTCTTCATCCCATACGTCTGCTTCAGATGCTGCCTGATCCGACCACGTGACATACCGCTGGCCATCAGCTGGCAGATCTCTTCAATCCGCCGCCTCACCTCATCCTGTGGTGGGTGCTCCCGTTCTCCCATCACTGCACCTGCACGAAAGTTTCGATTGTTTTCCCGACTTCATCGCGGTTAGGATTGTGCGTTCTCGCACAATGTCCACACACTGGAGAATCTCGTTGAGCCTGCCTGTTTCCGGCCGTCCCATGTCCCCGAAAGCCCTGTCCCGTTGCCGCAAATGGGACGGGCCGATCTTGGGACCGCTCGGGAACGCCCTTGCGGATGCGATTGACCCGACCACAGGTGCCGACAACATCTCGTCGATCGCCGCCAAGACAGGCCTGTGTCATGTCACACTGGGCCGTTTCGTTTCGGGCAAGAGCACCATGTCCGGCAAGAATCTCAACACGTTGGCAGCTCATTTCGGGATGGTCCTCACGCGGGTCACACCAGCGGTTACCGGCAATCTCGGCAAACCCTCCGCGACTGCACGGCGAAAGCGTCCTCCTGCCACTCGCCGCACTTCGCGCACTTCCCCGCGACGCTGACCCGCATCTGGTAGACCGACTCCACGCGGCTGTCTGGGTGCATATGCTGAGCCTGCTCCGCGGCAAGCGTCCACGTTCCGGCGGTGGCCTCGACGTAGATCCGCTGCTGCGGTTTGCCGCGCGGGATCAACACCACGCAAAAGTCGCACGGGTACGGCACTCACTGGCCCTCTTGGTCGGGCTCGTCGTCCACGGGAAACCCGGCAATGGCCGCCGTATCCTCCCCACCCCACGCAGGCAGGGCTGAGCCGATGGAGACCGCGGTCGACTTGGTCGAGTCGTCGAGGAACATCCAGTCGAGGAACCGCTGGACCATCCAGGAGATGACCGCCATCAGGATGACAGGTGCGACGGCGAACCCCGTTTCGGGCGTGTCCGTTTTGACCCGGGCCCGGATGATCCGCCGTTTCTGACGTCGGTGTCGGTTGCCGTTGCCGCCCTCGTCGGACCACATGGTCGGACATGCCGCCACCCGGGTCCCGTGGTGAGCGACCAGGCCCGCGAGTTGGTTGATCTCGGAGTCGGACAGATTGGCCCACGCCCCTGTCTGGGGCATGTCGCGGCGGATGAGAGCCGCAAGTTGGGTGGTGTTGGTTGGCTGCTCGGCCATCAGGTTCCCCCGTCCTCAAACTCGATGCGGACCCGCTTCAGATCAGTCTCGACCACGACAGCATCCGGCTCCAGGACAGCCCCCTCCACCCGGTAGCCGACCCGCCAGGCCCCGAACGTCCACGGCACCGTCACCGTCCCCGAGGGAACAGGCTGATCGAGCGACAGGCGGGGATTCTTCCCCCGCATGTCGTACCGGCCCGAGATCGTCGCGTATCGCACCGTCAGGCCATCCTTGACCACAGCATCGACCGGGGCGTCCGGGGTGAACACAAACTTGCCCGACTGCCCGGCGAACCGCTGCACCAGAGGCAGCAGCTCCTGCACGTTCGAGGCCGACACCACGGGGAGACCGCCGTCACCGGGAGGGACGGTTTTGGCGGTCTCCACCGTGGCCGCTGGCTCCCAACGGGGCGTGATGGCCTGCCACCGACGTTGCAAGTCGTCGATGCCAGACCACCCGTAGAGAACCGACCATTGGCCTTTCGTTCGCTCCCAGTGGAACGCCGGGAAGCCGGTGACCCAGTCGGGCGCTTTCCGCAGCTCGAACCGGAAGGGGCTGTCGGCCGCATGGTCACGCAGCCAATCGGCAAACCGACCGCAGGCGGGGCAGTTGGCCGAGCTGTAGACGTAGATCAGGGGGCGCAGGTCCGCTCGCATGGCGACATCTTGCCGCCGGGATTCCGCTGGACCTGAACGGCCCTCATGCCTCGCCCCCTGAGTCTCCGTTTGCACTGCCACAACCGCCGGCGCGTCCTCACTGGCAATCGAGATCGGCGGGGCTGCCTCGGTGATCACACAGAAGCCCACCAACGCCCACGAGACCACGCCCGCCAGCACAATCCATTCGAGCGCCCCGAGATACAGGGCCTCGTTGTAGAGCCGTCGAATCATCCTTGCACTCCCTTCCAGCCGCTAAACGGCCGCACGGTGAACTGCTCCGAGGTGGTCAGCACGATCGCCCCGAATGGGCTTTGCGACACGATCTGCCACCACACATCCGCCCGCATCATGGCGTACCCATTGACCCCCCACCGCTTCCCGTGGGAGTTGCCGATCTCCACGTACAGCACGCCGCTCTGGGTGCGGTGATAGCCGAGCAGGGCGACCGCATGGCCACCGTAGACCCGGCCCGTGGGGATTGACTCGACAGGCTGTTGCCCGATCGACGCCCACCCCTCGTTCCACCAGACCCCGAAGACGACGAACCCCTGCCCGGTCCCCATGACCATCTC